CCCGGTCCCGACCAGGCGGTCGAAGGATTGGAGCTTGGAAGGTGCGATGAACTACTCAGATCCCGCCTGGCGTGCCATGCGGTTCTGCGAGGAGTACAACGTGACCGAGAAGCTGATGTGCAAATACGCCGTCATCGGCCCGAACAACGGCAAGCAGGTGGAGTACGGCTTCGGGTTCTTCGAGAACTACCAGCCGGACCAGGCCGCCGGTGGGGTGATCAAATTCAAGGTGAGCCTTGCGGGCTACGGCAAGGTGGGTATCGACCTGCTCTGATCATGCCGATCACAGTTCGGGGGCAGACGTTTGGTGGTAGTCAACCCCTGATCACGTGGCCCCGGTTCAACCGGGGCTTTTTCGTGTGCCTGCCGGGAAAGCTGAAGGGACCGAGGGCCCCATGACGCTGCCGACGACCGCACAGGAGCTCTACGACCTGCTGGTGGGTGATGCGGTGGTGACTGCGGCGCTGGGCACCTACCTGCCAAGCGGTGGCACGGCGATCCCGGCCATCGCCGTGGTCCGCCGCAATGAGCAGCTACCCGAGGGGGTGGCCGTGGCTGGCCTGGAGGTGGTGATCCTCAGCAACCCCGACTACAGCCCCGAGGCGATGCTCACCGGGGAGACAGGGCTGAACCCACAGTTTCGGCTGTATGTGTCCGAGTGGTCCGCCCTGCAGGTGGCCCCCAAGGCGGTCACCAATGCCGCACTTGCTTCAGGCACGGCCACGCTCACCTTCGCAGCGGCGCATGGCATCGGCGTGGGCAAGCAGGTGTCGGTGAGCAGCCTTCCGGCCCCCTTTGCTGTCCTGAATGGCACCTTCACGGTGACTGCCGCCACCACGGCCTCACCGTTCACCCTCGGCTATGCCCTAGCTGGCAGCACCATCGCCTCGGCTGCCGTGGCTGCTGGTGTGGTGGTTCCATCGCCCGCAGTTGATCTGACGGCCCTGCAGGCGTTGACGCAGCGGATCATCAGCCTCCTGCCGGGGTGCCGTGCGGTGCCGATCGGCGGGGATGCGCCGGGACAGGGGCTTGGGGTGCTGGATCAGTACGCCCTGTCGTGGACCAATCCAACCCAGTGCGTCGTGACGCCGGAGAACTGAGATGGCAGGGAATGAGTGGGTTGTAAAGGTCACAGCTGACATCAAGGATGTTCTTGATGCGTCACGCAGGATCGGGCAGGCAGGGAAGCAGGCGGGCGAGGAGTTCCGCCAGGGCTTTGGCGGCAATGATCAGACGCTCAATGGTCTACGGGGCCGGCTGTCGGAGTTGAACCAGACCCTGGAGAAGACGGCGATCGGGTCACGTGAGTTCAAGCAGACGCAGCGGGAGATTGCTGCGGCCCAACGGGACGTGGACAAGGCGCTGGGGCAGACCAGCATGGCCGCCAAGGCGCTGGGGGGAGCTCTGTCAGGGCTGGGGGCCCTGGGGGTTGGCTTCTCGGTGGTCGGGTTCCTGAAGGGATCGGTCGAGAAGGCCATGGAGCTGGAGACGATCACCCGGAAGCTGTCGAACACCCTTGGCCCGCAGGGTGCAGCCGGTGCGCTGGGGTTTGCCCGCGAGACGGCTGACACGCTGGGCCTGTCGTTCAAGGATCTGGCCAATAACTTCGGCAGCTTCACGGCGGCGGCAACAGCGGCCGGGGTGCCGATCAAGCAGCAGAAGGACCTGTTTGCGGCGGTTGCCAAGTCCGGCCAGGCGCTGGGGCTCTCCAATGATGAAATCAGCGGCAGCCTGTTGGCGCTGCAGCAGACGGCATCAAAGGGCACCGTGTCGATGGAGGAATTGCGGGGGCAGCTGGGGGAAAGGCTGCCAATCGCCTTCGCCGCGACTGCCAAGGGCCTTGGGGTGACCCAGCAGGAGCTGATCAAGCTGGTGGAGTCGGGGAAGCTCACCTCGAATGAGTTCTTCCCGGCCATCACCAAGGGCCTGAATGAGCTGACGCAAGATGCTGGCGGAGTGCCGACTGCGGCGCAGAACTTCGCCAAGCTGCAGAACGCTTGGGATGACCTGCAGACCAGCTTCGGGACCAGCCTGCTGCCAACCATTACCAAGCAGGTTGCAGACCTGGCCGGGGCACTGGAAGGGTTTAAGGCGATGTCTGCGGGATCAGAGCTGAACAGGTCATTTGGCTTAGCTGGAGACGAAGCCATTCAACTGGCTGGATATTTGAAATCAATACAAAACACGTACCAGCTAACCAATGACCAAGCAAGGAGGTTGTTAAGCAACGCTATTGCAAATTCTGGAGCAAGCCGAAATTGGTTTGGCGTGCTCAATACCGAAGGTGATAAATTTGCAAAAATTCAAACGGGCTTAGTTGAGGAGGCCAAGAAATTCGCTGCAACACATAGGGATGTAAAGGGAGAGGTGATTGCAACCTCAATCGTTGAAAAGGATAGGCTTGAGCTGGCGAAAATACAGAACGCCGAAAAAACAAAAGAACTGGCAACGCAGGGCCAGCTTGCCGAAGCGACCCAGAAAGTCCTCAAGGCCGAGATCGATGGTCTCGTTGCTGTTCAGCAGGCCAAGATCAACCTTGGCCAGGCCCTGGTCAGCCTTGAAGAGTCTCGATTCGGGATCATCCGCAGCCGCAACAGCTTTGAGTTGAAGGATGCCCAGGACCGCAAGGCAAGCGAGGCAGAGCTTGACGTTATCAAGCGGCGTGGTGAGGCGATTGAGTTGGCGGCGCTCAATTCCAAGTACGCAGCCTTGCTCCAACAGCAGGCACTGCAGCGGGATCTGGTGTCACTGCAGCAACAGCAGGCAACACTTGAGGCTGATGTTGCGTCGAAAACCGCAAAATTAGAGCTAGACAAAGCACAAATAAAGCTAGACGAAGCAAGGCTGTCGAACAACAAAGAGGCAGTCAAGAAAGCAGAGGTTGAGCTTGAGATTAAACAGAAAGATGTGGACATTGCTAATTCCAAGCTCCAGATCCTTGGCCAGACCCAGCCGATCGAGGAACGGATCGCCAAGGCCAACAATGAAACTGCCCGCAACAGCGTCATTGCCGAAGCTGCCTCCAAGGGCCTAGCCCTGTCCGCCGATGGCACGTTCAAGGCCAGCAAGGCCACCGCTGACCAGTTCAGGAGCCTTGGTGATTCCCTGAAGGTTCCCCTCAGCCAGCAGGGGGCCTTTGCTCAGTTGGCTGCCGATGTTGGCCTCAAGGTGCGCGACACCGGCAAGGGGTACTACGAGATCGGGCAGGCACTGGGCAAGACCGCATCGCCCGCCGCCAACAACATCCGGGATTACATGAGCGTGGCGGCCAAGGCCACGGGGGTGGCGAAGGCCCAGGCGTCTGGGCTTGCCGGCAACATGAGCAACGCCGCCAATTCGGCGAATGCGTTCTACCGCTCCCTGGCCGCAGCCTCGGGCCTGCCCCCTGCCCGCTTCACGGGTGGCCCGGTGGATGCCGGCCAGACCTACCGGGTGAACGACGGCCCGAGCGGGTTGAGTCTCGGCCAGGAGGCGTTCCTGTCGGCTTCCGGGGCCCTGTCCCTGATCAACCGGCCGCTGAACAGCCTGTGGACAGCTCCCTCCCGAGGCACCGTGATCCCGGCGAGCATCACCAGCCGCCTCAAGGATTCAGGTGTCCTGGGGGGTGGTGCCGGGGTGCTGCGTGGTGGCTCCGATCCTGCGGTGGCCCATCTGAGCCTGGCGATCGGAAACCTGAGCCAGGAAGTGACCGAGCTGAGGCGCAAAGCGTGGAATGTGTCGGTCGGGGTGCGTGGCGATGGATCCGGCCTGAGGCTGGCGCAGACGATGGCGCGGATGCGCTGAGGGTGACCTGATGGCCCTGCAGCTCAGCTACGGCGGCTCGACTCTGACACTGCGCTACCTGCAGGCGCAGCCGATCGCCTATGCCGAGGCTGAAACTGAGCAGGGGCTGGTGGCGCGGCGGTTCACCGTGACGGGGCTGTGCTCCCCGGCGCAGTGGGTGACCTGCTGCAGCTTGTTCGAGGCCTGGCAGGCGGTGAAGATCACCGAGGCCCCGACCCTGGCCAGTCGTGCTGTCGGGGCCACCGTGGCGCTCACCTGTGCCGCCCATGGCCGCAGCGTGAGCAACCTGGCGTGCTGGTTCACCGGTGCGCCAACGGGTGAAACGGTCGGGGCGTGGGTGAAGGTCAGCTTCGATTTAATCGATGCGGCCCAGCAATTGACGGTGCTGTTGCGGCAGAACGAGAAGGCCCGTCTGGGGGGTGACGCGTTCCT